CCCGTGTAGTCGATCACCACGTTCTCCGTCCCCTCGACGACACCTGTCTTGAAGTTCTGCAGTCCGTCCATGCCCTCGTTGATGTTCTTCACGATAAGGCGCATGTGGTCGACGGGGCGTGCCGTCAGAGCGAATACCGCCTCGTTCTCGCCGCCGGTGTTGTTCAGCACCAAGAAGCGTGAAATGAGGCTTTCTATGCCCCGCATCTGAAAGCTGTACTCCCATTCCATGGTGCTCTTCTGCGCCGGTGTGTACTTCTCCGTCGCCCAGTAGCGTTCACCGTCATAGTCGAGATAGTCGTTCACGTCGACGGAGATGCACTCATACAGGGTAAAGGAGAGTTTCAGCAGATTGTCGCCCTGTATCTCCTTGTCCTGCGTGCTGCTGTCGTTCGGCTCGAACGCAGCCTTTGTCTGTCCCTTGCTGTCAAACAGTGTCAGAAGCATTTTTATATCGTTTGAATGGTGTTTGAATTCTATATGATCGGTTCCGGTTCGCGGAACTTCACCTTGTAGCTGCTTGCCTGTACGCCTTCCGTCCATAGATACGTCAGCGAGCGATAAGTGCTGCTGTCAAGGTAGAAGACTTTAATCGAAAGGTCCAGTGCCGTGAAGGTGATCGTCAGCCAGCCGTCGTTGCCGGCTTTCAGGAAGCGGATAAAAGCCATGTACTTCTCAAGCCATTGCTGGCGTGTAGGTGCATACTGGGCGAAGTGCAGCGTCACGTCACGCTCGGCATTGGCAGGCGTTAACCGTTTTGGGTACTTCTTCCCGTTATGCTCGCGGATGTCCACACCGACGTAGTCCTTTGCCTTGCTCGGTGCCAGGATAGCATTGAGGTTGTCCCGTCCTCCTTTCTTCTCTTCGGTCAGGAACACGCCGTACTCCTTGTATATGTCCGTGCCGTTGATGAGCACCTGTCCTTCTAATATCTTCGTCATATTATCTAACCTTTACTCCGTCCCTGATCATCTTCTTCACATCAGCCCCGATCTCCTTCAGTGAAGCGGCACTGCTGCCCGTATTCTCTTCGATCTTGCGCAGATGCTCCTGTGCCGGGCTCATGGCCGTGATGGCGCCGCTTCTGCCTTGCTGTGTTGTTCCTCCGTCCTTGCCCGTTTCCTTGATGACTCCCTCATTCCGCAGCTGCTCGATGTCGTTCCTAGCACTGTTGACATAGCCGTCATACTCAGCCTTGAGAGCATCCAGCCGCTTGCGGAATTCAGCGTCGGACAGCTTCCCGTCAATACGCTCTTCGTTGAGTCTGGCAAGTTTCTCATACCACTGCTCCAGGTTCTTCTGGAACTTCGCGCCGACGAGGTTGTTCACCGCCATCTTGTTGACCATTTCCTGCCAGTTATCGGCAATATCCTTGAAGACATCCTTTGAACCGTCTGCGAGTGCGTACAGCGAACTGAGGAAGCTGTCAAAGACATTTTCCTTTGTCGTAGTAGTCAGAGACTCATTAAGCGTATCTACAATCTCCTGCAGTTTTCCAGCCTGCTTGATATAATCGTCCAACTTCTCCGCCACGGCATATCCATAACGTCCTTTACCGGTGTTTTGGATTTTCTCCCACATGTCTACATTAGAGCGCAGCATCTTCATTTCTTCAGGACTAAGACTCCAAAGATCACCATTCCAGTTCCGTCCGATCTGTCCGCTCAACCGACTTATCTGCTCCTCGTCAAAGCCTTCCCATCTGTAATTGAAGCTTCTGTGAGACCCGACATACCGCGCACGTTCCTGTGCTATACGCTTATAGTTGTCAGTTGTTTCCCTCTGCAGTTTCTCCGCATCACGCGAGATGCGAATAGCCGTAGCACCACGCGCCGTCTTCATTTCATCTGTGAGGTCCTCGATAGCCTGCTCCAGGAGCTCATTCCTCTTCGTCAGGCGGTCAATGGCAGCTTCTACTTCATCGGCATTACTGTTTGTGAACCACTCACTTGGCCCCTTATGGCTCAATGCTCCGAATGATAATAGATTGAAGACACGTCCCAATATAGTGTTGAGAAGTCCACCAATGCCCTTGACGATGATAGCTGAAATCACTTTATAGAGGTTCTGAGGTAAATCGAAGATTGCATTGATCAGTTTGCCAATGGCCCCTAAGATACTTGTTATAAGGTCATCTATCCACCTGAGTGACAGTAATTCGGTAATAGCATTCAGGATTCCCGTAACAAAGTTCTTGATACCCCCAACGATGTTCAGAATCAATTTGGGAATCTGGGCGACAATTCCGATAATGCCCCCGATCCCACTTGATAATATACCAGAAAGACCACCGCCAAGGGAAGACATGGCACTCCCCATGGTGTTTGACAACGTACTGCCTATTGTTTTTGCCATGCCGTCTCCCATCTGCGGGAGGATGGAATCCAAAGTACCTTTGAGCTGATCCATCTGACCCACTGACTGCTGAATATCTCCGAACCCTTCCGCACTCTTCCACCCCTTAGCGTTATTCAACGCCACAGAGAGTCCACTGGTAAAGTTGGCGACTTCGTCCGAGGTCCTGTTGAGGTCCTTCCCAAAAGCTTCCATGCTCTTGCGGGCAGCAGCAGTCGCATCTCCTAATTCCTGTGCTTTTCTCTCGAGCTCCTTATATTCAGTTTCACTGATCCTGCCTTCCTGTAGCTGTTTCTTCCCTTTGTCTCGTGCCTTGACTGCCGTTTTCTCAGCTTTTGTCGCATTGTCATACATTACGACACTTTCGGAAAACCGCCTCACCGCATCTGCAAGCTTCTCCCAAGTCACACTCTGGTCAGTACCAATATAACGGCGCATCTCCTGGATGAGATCTGTCACTTTCTGTTGTGTATCCGCTGATGCCTTCTTATAGTCATCTGTTTCCACATAAGCCCGAAGCTGTTCTAACATAGGCTCCATCATCTCCTTTGTGAGATTGCCGACACCGCTGAAGAGCGCGTTCCAGTCGATGCCGCGGCTGATTTCCTCGAACGACATACTTGCCTGGCGTTCTTGATAGTCTTTCTGGAGCTTTGCTTTCTGCCATCTCTTTGTCGTCTCGCTCACTTCCGAAGCGTCGATGTCCGCAATCTGCTGTGCATATTCTTTCGCAAGGGCGAGCTTCTGCTGCTGGAAAGAACCGTAAGTCTGAAGATAATCCTTCATGGCCTGGACTTCGTCTCTGCGCTGTTCAAGTTTCTTCTTCGTTTCCTCCTTCACAATCTCCTTCTCACCGTCATCCAACTTCTTCTTAGCCAGAGAACGCGCATCAGCAAGAGCCTCTTCCTGTGCTTTTGTCAGATGCCCCTTCTGTGCTTCACGCCAGCGCTTCTCCTGCTTGGCGAGTTCCTCAAGCTCTTTGTTATAATTCTCCTTTATTTGACGGCGTTTCTTTGCAGAGCCTTCCTCCAGCAGGTCAATCTCTGCCTGGCGGTTCCTTTGCTGTAACGCAAGAAGTTCGTTTGTTATACGTTCCTCGTCTTTCTTCGTGTTCTTTGGTTTCTTCTTCTTTTTCGTTTTGGTTATCTTTGGTGCGGCGTGTCCCCCGATATGAGCCCCCTTGGCTATATCCGCAGCTTGTTTCTCAAGTCGTGCCGCTTCAGCCAGCAGATCATTTTTCTCCTTTTTCAGCTGCTGTATCTCTGCGTCTTTCACAGATTGTCTGCGTCCCCTGATGATAGCTCCTGCATCCTGATAAGGGACACCGGGCTGACTGTTCATATTGGCAGACCCGACTTTTACAAGCTGATCCTTAATCCAGCCCCAGGCGCCACCGGTAAACTCCCCGGCATCTTTCGCTTTTGTCTCGTTCAGCTTAGCATCCACCTCAACGGCTTTATTGACCAATGCCTGTGTCTTGGCCTGAAGGAACAGCATCCGTATGTATTTTTCTGCCTTTTGCGTCAGCACATCGTACCACTTTGCTACAGAGTCATAATAACCGAAGGCCTCGCCGTACTTGCGGTTCATCTCCTCACACTTCTGCTTCTCTTCCTCCTTTGTGCCGCTGAAGTTCTTGAGACTTTCGCGGGTAGCATCAATCTCAAAGCGGGTCTTGATCATCTCTGCTCTGCCTTGCGATTCTATCTCCACACGCTCCTGTGCTTTCTTCGCTGCTTCCTCCTGTGCATCCGAAAGTTTATTCCAGGCTACAATCACACCTGTTATGACTACAGACAGACCAAGAGTAAGTGTAGCCATGAGTGCCGTGGCTGCTGCATTGGATATACCCAAGGCTGTTGCAAGCCGATAATTTGCAGCCGTTAAGAGTTCCTTGGCTTTTGTGACAGTTACCAGCCGGAAGGCACTGTCCTTGTTCAGCGCATTGAACAGCTGCTGCAGCCCCATCGTTATGGCCATGACGCTCTGTACCCGTGCCTGCACCTTCATCAGGTTTTCATTCTCGGAAGCGAAAAGGGACATCACGCCTGTGGCGGTGGTGAATGCGCCCGACAGGCCGTTCACGCCGGAGATGAAGCCCTGCAGGTTGGCATCGTCATTGGCAAGAATACTTGTTTGTGCTCGCAAATCTCCCAGGGTGTCGGAAAGTTCGGCTGCCTTTTGCGCCATCTGCCGGTACTCCTCGGTGTTCTGCTCACCGTTCAGGCGCATACGTGCCATGTCGTTCTGCAGCTCACGCAGCTGGCGCGACAGGCGCTTGTTGCTTTCCTTGTTGCGGTTCTGTGCTTCGGTCAGGCTGTCGAGAATGCCTTTTTCTTCCTCAAGTGCTTTCTTTGCAGCATTGAGCTCGCCCAGCGCTTCCACCTGTGCCTTGCCCGGAGCGGTCTCATCGTAGGCTTTCTGCAGTGCCTTGACATCAGCTTCTACCTGCTTGATGACGCTCTTCTGCCCGGTAATCTTGTCAGTGAGCGACTTGCTGGCTGCTGCTGCCTGCTCTTCCGATACGGATACTTTCTTGTATTCCTGCTCTAACGGACTGATGCCGTGACGCGCCTGCCGGTACTCTTTCTCCAAGCCCTCAAGCACCCCCATCTCCTCGGCAAGCACTTTCTTGCAGGCACTGATCTCCGTCAAGAGCTCCTGCTGCCCGGTCCCGGGCTTCATGGTCTGCAGCTTGCGCTGCATACGGTCAAGGTCAGTATTGACACCGTCAATCACCTTGCGCTGGTCGCTGATCTTCGCATTGATGACGAGCGATGCGCGCCGGGCAGCCCCTAAGAGCTGCTCAACGCTCATCTTGCTTTTGTCAAGTCCTGCAGTGAGGTTATCACGCATAAGGAATTCAATCTCTACTGGCTTCATCGTTCTATTGTTTTAGATTGCTTTGGAAGAACCCTACTATGTCCTCGGCTTCTTCCTCTTCCGTCTGGTCCGCTTTCTTCTGCTCCTTGCTGTCGACGTAGCGTGGAGCATCGCTCAGCATCATGATAAGCGTCTGGAAGTTCACGCCGTTCAGGATATAGTCCACGCTCCATCCTGTGGAACTGGCAATCTGCCAGATAAACCCGAAGGGGCTATGGGAGCCTTCCCAACGGCTCTTTAACTCCCCTTCTTTCCTCGGCTCAGTCTCAGCTTCATCGGATTCGTCATCTCTGCTGATCTGATAATAGGTATAAAAGACTGCGTGCCCATCAGCAATACGAACTGACTGAAGGCAGCCTTCTGGTACTCCCACTTCATCAAGTGCCTCACGAGCCATGACAACAGCCACACCGGCAGCCACCAGCGTTCCATCGTCAGGGCGATGATACGGCTCAAGGTCTTGCCATGCCGGGCAAGGAACCGCATCTGTTCCTTATGGTCCATCGCTTCCAGTTCGGCCGCCGTCGTGTCCATAGACAGGTAGGCATGCGCAATCTTTATCTGCCTTGAAAGTGTAGGACGCTTCATCGTCAGGCGAAGCCGCAGGGGCTGCTTCCTGAAGGGTATCCTTAAATCCTTGAGAGGGAGGGAAACGCCCGCATCAAGCAAGGCTTCCGCTCCCTCTCTCTGGATTTTCCTGATTACTTGCTCGTCCATCAGCCTTCACCCGGGGTGTCATTGATTTCATAGGGAGCACCGCCGTCCTCGGGCTTGTTCACCTTCAGCTGGCATTCTACCTTCGACACTTCTGTCAGGGTCAGCTTGCCGCCGAGATTGGCCAGGATAGTGCCGTTGGGAATGGTCATGGTCTGACCGCTCACGAAGTCGATGGTCCACTTGTCCCTCAATTCCACAAGGGAGGAAGGAGCCTTCCAGCCTGTAACTTTCTCATTTCCGCTGCCGCCAGTCTTCACCAGCTCACCACCGAGAATGTTCTTCAAGTTCTCGTAATCCAACTGGATAAGGTTGAAAGTCGGACTGACCTGTCCGTTCTTTTGGAGCAGGGTCAGCACAGGCGCATCGGGAACCTGTTCGGCTTCCACGTCCACGCTCTCCGGCTTAGCGCCGCCCCAGTCCCAGCTGCCTTTTTCGATGTAACCTATCAGCGTGGTTCCTTTCTTCACGGCTGCGATGCCGTAGATGAATTTCTTGTTCTTGCTCATTTTCTAAGTTTTATAAAAGTGAATACTATTCCGATTATCCCGGACAGAAGCCCGGCACAAAAATACTTGAGCCTCATGAGGAAGGTGTTTCCGGAACTTTCCTTTGCCTCTTCCCTAAGCTCGCTATTGGACTTTCTGGCCTCCTTCAGCTGGCGTTTCAGGGTGCTGATGGTCTTGGAATATCCGGCACACACCAGTTCCAGGCTGTCGCAGCCGGCTTCAATCACCAGCTGCTCCGGTTCCTTCTCCGTCGGTGCCCTCCGCGTTACCTTCACATTCGCCTGTCCTTTCCGGGCCGTGTAGCCCGCCCCGGACGGCAGCCGCCGCAGACTGTCCATGCTGAGCGTCAGGCTCACCGCCGACATCGGAACCTTCACGGGCGTTCGCCAGGTTTCTACGACGCTCACCGTGCTGTCCACGTCGATGCGGTTCGCCTCTTGGCTCGTGGCTGTCTCCCGGTTCACGCTTTTTCTGCTCGATGCGCATGCGGTGAAGCACAGGGCAGTCATCGCTATAACGGCAGCTGTTAGCATCGTCGATGGCCTTGCGGAGCCGTGCCATCTCGCGCTTGGTAGCGTTGAGGTCTTTTCTTGTCTCATTGAGTTCTTCCTTTAATGGGTTTACAATATTCTCGATAAGTACCCGGGTGGCTTTCTCAGTGTTATCAATCCGGACTGTCTCGGCTTCTACTTCCGCTTTCTCTGCTTCCGCTTTCGCTTTCCTCACGGTCGATTTCAATGTGATGATGGCTGCTATCGTAGCCACCAGGCCGCCACCCAGCACCAGATTGATAATTTCACTGAGTTCCATACCTTTTATATATTATGGGCTTACTGCCTGATTCCTGTCTCGCGCAGCCACTTCTGCACGTCAAAGGAAGGACAGGCCTTGCCCGGGTTCAGCTCATGGTGTCCCACGATGCGTATCTGGGGGAAGCGGCGGTGAAAGTCCTCGACGTAGCGTTTCAAGGCTTCGCACTGCGCTGCCGTCCGGGTATCCTTCGGCTTTATGGCCTTGTCGCAGCCGCCTACATATACGATGTGCCGGCTTATGCTGTTGAAGCCTGCGGCACCGTTGGTAACCTCCCAGGGATCGACGCAGGCGTCTTCGTTGTTGTCCACCAGCCGTTCCACGCGACCGTCGAGGTGTACCATATCCGTGTAACCCACCTGCTTCCAGCCACGCCCTCCCTTGCTTACCGGGTCGGTGTGCCAGTGGCGTATCTCCGCGGAGCTTACCTCACGGTCTTCCGGCGTAGCGGTGCAGTGGATTACAAGATACTTTATCGGCTTACTCATCATCCAACGGGTTCTGAGAATTCAGCCAAGCCACGGTTGATAACATCGGCAGCACGCTCGGCTTCAAACTCCAACACGGTACCAGCCTCGTAGCGGACAGAGGTGTCATACTTGTCAAGGAAGTCCTGGACAACCTTGATGGCTACCTTTTTCTCTTCGTTCTTTACGTTCTTTGTCTTTTCCATTTTTCTTCTAATTATCGTTTATACTAAAATCTTGTCGTACTTCTGATTATCCGTGCGCAAGGAACTTTGGGGTGGCACGCTTGTCCAGAACGATGAACTCTTCACCGAAGGCGATGTTCGTGTCTGCCTTCATGAGCATCTTGAAGAAGTACAGCTCACTCATGTTGCTCACAGGACCAATCTTGATTACGTGCTCGTCGTCCTGAAGGTTTACCGCAGCAAACAGATTGCTCGTCATTGCGTCTGGAGAACACAGGGTGGCAACGATAAGATCGTCAGGCCATGCAGCAAGTGTTTCAATCTTGATGTCCTTGTACATCTTCAAGTTGCGAGTGGTCTCGTCACGGTTCTTGTACTCACGGGCGGTCAGTTCGTCATCGTACTTGTTGAAGTCCGTTGGGCTCATCAGGAAGCGAAGGTTCGGGTTCTCTATCATCGCCACCGGAATCTTCGAGCGTACAGCTTTCAGGCGGCCTACCATCGTGGTCTCCTCGGAACTTACCACCACAATGTCCTGGTCTTTCGCTGCTTGCGTCAGGATGCCGTTGAAGAGATGGTCGTCATCATTGCCAAGCACTCCGTTGATATAATGGTTGCCAAGCTCGAACTGTACCTGTTTCGACAGGGCATCAAGCAGCTGGTTCTGCACAGCAGGTGGCAGTTCGGCGAACACAAGGTCGCCCTTGGGCTGGAACGGGCGCCACACGCTCTCGAAGGTGCGGGGATTGAATACGGTAAACGCCATGAAATTCTCAGGGTTCAGGCTCTGCTCAGAATAGTCGAAGCCACCTTTCGAATCACTCACTTGTGGATCTTCCTTCTGCTTCTGCAGCATTTTGCTCGTGCGCAGACGCGGGATGGATACTTTCTTCGACACATTCGGAATAATGTGGATAAGTCCCTTGCCCACAATCTCGTTGTTGGTCGTCGCAACGGTAAGGAGCTGCTCCAGCACCTCACCATTGTAGTTGGTGTTTTTAATATTGATTGCCATTGTTTGTAAAATTGTTTACTCGTTAGTTGTTACTTTCCGTGATACTTGTCACGAATCTCACGCTGGCGCTTTTCCCAAGGACTTTCCTCTACTGGATTACCACCATGCAGCGTGTCCTTCACCTTCTTCTTTGCAGATAGGGCTTTCAAGGCTTTCTTGCCGTCCTCAGGGTGTTCCTTCAGCAGGTTCTCATACACAGGGCGGGTCTCCGCATTGATACGGCCGTCCTGCTCGGCTGCATCAAGCAGGGTCTTGCGTTCTTCCGCTGCCTCGGCCTCGGCAGCGTCCTCAAAGCCTTTCAGCTTGGCCTTCAGTGTGTCATTCTCCTTT